AAATATGATTCTGACCCACCTATTTATTTTGTAACTTTAGATGGTGATAGTGTAGAAGTAGATGATGCAACGTTGCATGATCCAGAAAAATTTTCACTAGCTTGTATGAATCAAGTAGGGATGCCGATGATGCCAGTCCCTAAACATGCGTGGAGAAAATTATTAATAAAATTATTTGCAAATTTAGAAACGATTCCTGCACCATATTCTTCAAAATTAGAAGTTCAATTAACAGAAATATTAGGAGATTATATAAATAAAGCCCCAGGTAAAGAAATGGATGATGTATTAAGGGGCATTGCATATACAGATAAAGAAGGAAGCACTTTTTTTCAATTTAAATCTTTTTGGAGATATTTATTAAAAACTAAATCTTGGGCAGAAAAAACATATCCTAAACAAAAAACATTAAGACTTTTAGAAACTATGTTTGAAGTTAAAGAAAGACAGCCAAAAATCGATGGTAAAACATATAGAGTTTTAGAAATGTTAACAATAAAATTAGATAAACCAAATCCTAGAAGATTAGAGGTAGAAAAAGAACCATGGCAGTAAGAACAATAATACCTGGTCCACCAGGAACAGGTAAGACTTTTACACTAATAAACAAGTATTTGTCTAAAGAAATCAATGACTTACACACTGATCCCAAAAAAATAGTTTATGTTACATTTAGTAATGCCGCAGCAAATGAAGCATATGAAAGAATAAAACATCCTTTGCTTTATATTTCTACGTTGCATCATTTAGGCACAAGAGAATGTAAAATTGATACTACAACACAATTATTAAAAGATAGAAAGTGGAAACAATTTACAAGTCAATCACAAATTTGTAGAGGAATGAAATTTGAAACAAAGAAAGATATTTACGGAAATACAATACATCAAAATCCTCACATGAGAATTATAACATATTCGCGTTCTAAAAAAATTGATTTAATGGAAGCTGCACTACAATTAGATTTACATCACTCTGTTGACTTATGGCTAACAGAACAAATCAATGAAGATTTAAGATCATATAAAGATCAAACTGGAATGGTAGAATTTTCTGATATGATCACCAAGTTTGTCGAGGAGGATAAGCGTCTTGCTCTCGATGCTATTTTCCTCGATGAAGCTCAAGATTTAAGTCCATTACAGTGGGACATGTTTTTTCATATAGAAGAGCAATGTAAAAGATCTTACATTGCAGGAGATGATGATCAAACTATCTATGGGTTTCAAGGAGCAGATCCAAATATATTTATAAATTTAAAAGGTACTTTTGATAATCAAATATATTCTCATAGAGTTCCTAAAAAAATACATACAAAAGCCATAGAAATTTTAAAACAAATAAATAAACGATTAGAAAAGCCTTGGGAAGCGAGGGACGAGGAAGGAACCTATAAAGAAAATTGTTTATTACGTGATTTTGATTTTAAAAAAGATGAATGGATGATACTTGCTCAAACAAATGCACAATTAAAAGAACCTGCACAATACTTAAATGACTTAAATTTAAGATATAAAGGCGGACAAAATGAATTATTACCTGCAGATTTACTTAAAGCATATAGAATTTGGACTAGATTAAATTCTGGCGCGAGTGTATCAGGTGAAGAAGCACAGCATGTTATTAAAAATTTTTTGAGAAAAAAACAAATAAAGCATGGATTTGGAGAAGGAAAATTATTGGATAAAGTTTTCACTGTGACATTAGAGGAACTACAGAAAGATCACGGGCTTCTAGTGGCGGGCAGCTGGGAACATCTTCATATGTCAGATGAACAAAAAAATTATATAAAACTTTTATTAAAAAACGGCGATGATCTTACCACAGATTCAAAGATAGAGCTATCAACAATTCATGGAGCTAAAGGTAGAGAGTGTAAAAATGTTGTATTATATATAGATTTTGGTTCAGAAGATGAAAATGATTTTTTAGCAAGAGAAGCAGATAAAGACGCAGATAAAATTCATAGACTATATTTTGTTGGAGTAACAAGAGCAAAACAAAATTTATATGTTATGGAGAGTACACAAACTAACTTTTACAACATAGGATACCCAATAATATAATGCACAATATTTCAAGTGACCTTGTTTTATTATCTCTGATGACGTTTTATTTTGGAATTAAACTTTATTTGGTATACGCACTATGAGTCATCCATATGCAGAAAGTAGAAAACGAGCAAGAAAAAGATGGAGACAAAGTCCTAAAGGTAAGGCATGGGACAAAGCTTATAATCAACGTCCAGAAGTTAAAGCAAGAAATCATGAACGTTATATTCAAAGTTTAATTAAGGAGTCAACTAATGAAAGATGAAATTTATAAAAAGCAGGTAGGTGGGAATCATTATAAATCTATGGTCATTCAACCATCAGAATTTATTAATAAAAATAATATTCCATTTGCCGAAGGAAATGCAATAAAATATTTATGTCGTCACAAACAAAAAAATCAAAAAGAAGATTTATTAAAAGCAAAACATTATATTGACATGGCGATCGATAGAGACTATCCTGATGAAGTGAAAGAAGAAAAGAAAAATTCTTGGGGGATAGTTAAGTAATGTTTGCCGCAGCAACTGAATGGGTATGCCCAGAAAATTTTCCAGATTTAAAAGAACATAAATATATAGCAATTGACTTAGAGACTAGAGATCCTAATTTAAAATCAAAAGGTTCTGGAGCTTTAACAAATGAAGGAGAGATAATAGGAGTAGCTGTAGCTGTTGAAGGATGGTCAGGATATTTTCCTATTGCTCACAGAGAAGGAAACTTACCTAGAAAAAAAGTTTTAGATTGGCTTCAAGAAATTTGTAATCTTCCATCAACTAAAATATTTCATAACGCCATGTATGATATGTGCTGGTTAAAAGCGTATAATATTCAAGTAAATGGCCATATTATAGACACCATGGTTATGGCAGCTTTAGTAGATGAAAATAGATATTCATATTCTCTTAATAGTCTTTGTTACGATCATTTAGGAGAAGTTAAAGACGAAAGTATATTAACTACTGCTGCAGAAAAAGCAGGAGCAGATCCTAAAGCAGAAATGTATAAATTACCGGCAATGTATGTAGGTGATTATGCTGAGAAAGATGCTGAATTAACTTTAAAATTATTTAAACATTTATCTTTAGAAATTAGAAAAGACAATTTAACTGAAGTATTTGATTTAGAAACAAGATTATTTCCTTGTTTAATAGAAATGAAAGTTAAAGGCGTTCGAGTAGACGTTGAAAGGGCGCACTTATTAAAAACCAAACTATCTGAAGAAGAAAAGCAATTGTTATTACAAGTAAAAAAAGAAACACAAGTAGATGTCCAAATATGGGCAGCAAGATCGATTGGTAAAGTTTTTGACAAGCTTTCCCTACCTTATAACAGAACTGCAAAAACACAGGCACCTTCCTTTACTAAAAATTTTTTACAAGTGCACAAGCACCCATTGGTGCAATGTATAGCAAAAGCTAGAGAAATAAACAAGGCTCACACAACATTTATAGATACAATTATTAAATACCAATACAAAGGTAGAATACACGCAGATATTAATCCAGTAAGAGGAGAAAAAGGAGGAACAGTAACAGGAAGATTTTCTTATTCAAATCCAAATCTTCAGCAGGTCCCAGCAAGGAATAAAGACTTAGGTCCTTTAATTAGATCATTATTTTTACCAGAAAGAAATCATACCTGGGGATGTTTTGACTATTCTCAACAAGAACCAAGATTAGTAGTGCACTATGCAGCAGCTAGTCCTAAACTTAGAGAAGATGATGAAGTTAAAAGCATAGTGGATAGATTCAAAAATAATGATGTAGACTTTCACCAAACTGTAGCAGATATGGCAGGCATAGAAAGATCTCAAGCTAAAACAATTAATCTAGGTTTATTTTATGGGATGGGTAAAGCCAAACTCCAAGCTGAATTAGGTTTAAATACCAAAGAAGAAGCAGAGAAATTATTTGAAAAGTATCATAGCCGTGTGCCATTCGTTAAAGATTTAATGAATAATACATCAAGAGATTCACAGAGAAATGGATATATAACAACACTTCTTGGAAGAAGATGTAGATTTGACACATGGGAAGAAGCTGCATTTAGACCTGGAAGACTTACAAGTCCAATGACTTGGGAAGAAGCTAATGCTAAATTTGGAGAAAATAATATTAGGAGAGCATATACCTACAAAGCTTTAAATAAATTAATCCAAGGATCAGCTGCCGATATGACAAAAAAAGCGATGTTAGACCTTTATGAGGAAAAAATTATACCTCACATACAAATTCATGATGAATTAGATATTTCAGTAGAATCTGAAAAACATGCAAATAAAATTATTGATATTATGCAAAATGCTGTTAAGTTACACGTCCCCAATAAAGTAGACTATGAGTCTGGAGAAAATTGGGGAGACATTTACGATTAACCAGGAGAAAACTATGGAAATAGTAAACAACATAATTGCAAGGGTTAAATCCGATAGAAAAGTACAAATCGGTGTAGCCGTTGCTATCATTATCATTATAGCTCTAATTAGTTAATATATGATACATGGCCTATTTAAATGCGAATATTCCTGT